TCACAGAGATGAAGTAAAAGAGAACTGGACGAACCAGAGATCTCAGTGTATAGGGTAGATGACCATCTACCCACTGTTTGTTTGTTATACTATTCTGCGTATTATTCTTCTTCTGGGTCGGGTGGAGTGAACTCGCCGTCTGTCACGACTAGTTCTTCTGCAGTAAAATCGTATGTAACAGAAGTTCGGTCATCAGCCGGGAAGTCCTTTGACCGCGATCCAACAATAACACCCTTGAAGGTATATATTTGTTCAGAGTCGTCGATAACAAGCTGCTGAAGCCGTTTAACGATACTTGACTTCGGTTCTGTCTGCTCTTCGAAGATCTTTTTCCGCAGCTCCTTGTTTGCGCCGCTGTGCTCAAACGAACCAGAGTACTCAATACCAGTCTGCACGATCTTCATCGTGAGAGACGTGTTAAACTGAACATTTGAGACCGCGGGTTCCTCTGAATAAGAGGCGCTTGTAATCGGGTACGAGGTGCTGTCGCCACCCACGTACAGCGTTACATCATTACCAATTTCTTGTTGATTTGCCATATATATTCACCTATGTATTGATTGTGAGAGACACATCAACGCGCTTCACAATACCGTACGGAGTGATACCGAAGTCGATATTCACCTCGTTTGTATTCGACGAATCAGGATACACATCAACAAAGAAGTTCTGTGTTGAACCAGTATTGTCTCGAATGAGTCGATCATTCGCCAACGACTGAAGCTGTACTTGAATTGTTCTCTGTGCTGCCTGTCGTGTCTCTGCGTCGTTTATAAGACCGATTGCCTCCTCACCAACCTGTTGCGCAATGAGAATAGCACGGTCGACGATACGACGTCGCCAGAAGTCGCGCTCCCAGTCGGTCTCTGTCGATGTCGAGAGATTACCCTTGATTCGAATCGATGCTGCTTGCCGAAGCGGGATCGTGTTCTCAAGACGCATATCAACTGCATCAGATCGATTGAGCTTCTGCACAAGGTCTGCATCTCCTGCATTAACAACATCATTGTATGCGGGATTATCGATCCCGTTGCCCCCGAACACACCTGCAAGCGCTCCAAGAATGTAAGAACCATCCGTCAAGCGTGCTGGTGCTGCCAGGAACATGTAATCATCATCAATGTTGTCTGTGTATGTTGCTGGATCAAATTCTGCATATTCTGTGCCAGTCGCGTTTGGCTGTGCGCCAGAAAGACCCAGAACCAATTGATATTCATCTCGAAGTGAATCGATCTTTGTCGCAAGCGTTGAAGCAACGCTCTCTGCGTCCGTCAGCGGAACATAGATCCCTGTCTCGCTCTCTCCAACAACAGAATCTGCAGCATCGAATGCTGCGCTCCAGTCGAGATAATTGTAGAAGAAGTCGTAATCAGACGAGGAATCCGCGGCCCACTTTCCATTCAGCGGGTTGATTGCAACTGTATCCGCGTCAGCAGGAGCTGTAGGTGTCTCTTCGTACACAAGCTCCACTGTTGCTTCTGTTGCGTCTGTGCTATCATACACCGCATAGAAATCAGAATCTTCGACGATAGGAGCGTCGCTAAGCGTCCCTGTGGACGCGGCAGAATCTGATTCAGTCGGTGTATCTTGGGATGGGTCGATGTCGCTACCAGCACCAATCACTTCGGGCGCAACACCGAAAATAAAGTCGATGTTTGCACCGTTTGTGAGCGCGGCCCGCATTGCGGATGCTAGCGGCGAGTTAGATCCGAACTTTCGGTCTGCTTCAAACCGTGCAGCGATCTGTTGCGGATCATTCGCTGATGCGCTATTCTGTCCAGAAAGATCTGCACGACCGAACAGAACAAGCTTTTCCTCGGCACCAACGCCAACGGATGTAATCCCACCTCCAGCGGTTTCTACTTGTACGCCAGGGAAGTTACCGTATGTTGCCATTAGTTAATCACCATTATTGTATTTTATATTATTACTACTCGACATAACCACACATAAGTATCATGCGTGTCATGTGTTGAAATCCACGGATTTTGTGATGTCTACACTCTTTATCGGGTCAGCCAGTGTTTCAAATTCACCATATGACCAAAGCAAGACATCTTGTCTCCAACGCCGCATTGTTGGACTTGTCGTGGTGTCGTCATCTCGTTCGCCGTCTTCTACAACAAACTTCCACACATCGTCGTGGAATTGTTGTGATATTCCCGCACTATCATATGTGTACAGGGCACGGTATACCGAATCGGATAGCGATTCGATCTTTTCGTTCTCATTTGAACGACGATCTACCGTGATAATATCTATCTGAATCCTGAGAAGATATTCTGATCTAAATGATCTTCCTATCGATTCTCCTTCATCGTTCGTGATCACACTGTGTTGATCTGTATTGAACTCGCTGATATTAGTTGCAGTCAGCGGTACAAGTTGAACAACAGGTAATGTGACATTTGCTTCTGTACCCTCTCCATCACCAAGTTGTGTCAGGTATGACACCGAACCTGGTATGTTTGTATCTTGTTCAATAGCATCTCGTAGTGTGTTTGTTAATTCTTCTACAGATGCCATGATTATCCTAAGAGTACGTCGAAGTAATCTTCAATATCGTCTGCGACCGTTCTATTGATCTGATTGCTTTGCTCAAGCCGATCAACAGATGATCTGATAAAGTGCTTCGGTGGCACTCCATCAACAGACCGAACAAATATTTCTTCACCTTGCTCGTTTTCAAACTTCAAGAACTCTCCCGATTTCGGTGTTATCACGCCAGTACCATATTCATGGTATCTCACACGTGGTAACACAACATCGATCGGCTCTATAGAGTATGAAAGTTGCCCTCGTCGGTCAATATCCCATGCTTGTCTCGTTGACATGCTTGGTCCTGGACCATCATCTTCTCCCGTTCCTATTAAACCATCACTTATGATGTTCTGCAATAGTAGCGGTATGAACTTTTCTTGAGATATATCGCTCAAGGATCTGCCAAATGGTATTTCAGGATCAGCTGTTTGAAGACCGCGCTCGACGCGCTTCAGTCCTGTCACAGTCATTTTCCCAACCATTATACAGTCCAGATGTTTCCTTCACTTGGGTCTTCTGTTGTGTATACAAAAGGCGAGTTTGATGCACCCTCATCGTCTAGATCTGTTTCTTCAAGAATACCGCTATCAATTATCTTGCCGACAATTGTGTCGTATTCATCACAGAACGATTGTGCATATTCTACCTTTGTATCGCCGGCGTCTTCAAGATCTCCAAGCGTTATATCATTGGGATCTTCTGCACCTTTTGCCAACTGGCATGTTGCCAATTGCTTCACTGCAGCCCTCATGAGAACTGACACCACCTCTGAGGGGATCTCTTCACCATCATTCAAATCCAGTTCAAGTGTTGCTTCTGCATATTCTAGCGCATCTTCTTTCTGATTGTTCGTATAATCATCGGGAATCTGCACAGGAATATCTGTGACAGAAACGTATCTTGAACTGTACGCCATGATATTTTATGTTTTGAGGTGTCGAGTAGTAATCGATACTATATGTTAAAACTCCAGGCTTATGCGTCGACCTTTGCCGCTGCCTCGGGGAAGATCGCCTTCCACGCCTTGCGGGTAAAGATCTGCATAATGTCAGCCTGTCGCTCTGGGTCCTCGTACTCGTTCGTTGAGACGGGGGTCCGTGTCAGCTCGTAGCCAAAGCGGCTGGAGTCAACGACAAACGCGCCGTGTCCGCCAGCGATACTCTGCGTGTTATCGACAACAACGCTCATTCCAGCGATGCGGCCGACCTCACCGCTTGCAACAATCTCGTCACCCTGATCGGTGGCGCGATTGAAGTTCGCGTCTGTCAGGAGGTCACCGTACCCATCGATGTCCACGATGAGCAGGTCCGGCATGTATGATTCCTGACGAACCGCAACCATGCCGTCTCGAATGTCCGAGAAGCTCAGGATACCGTCGTTGTCACCAACAGTCTGATCGACGTTGGCGTCAAGCTCATCGTAAGCCTCCGCGTTCAGCTTCTCAGCCATGGCACGCGCAAGGTCCTCGACCTCACGGGCCTTAAAGTCAATCATGCCATCCTCCATGGCCTCCATGGTGATAGCGACCTCGCCACCGTACTTGTCGAAGGTGACGGTCACCTGACTGACTGTCGAGCGGTCACGCTCGAACTCCTCACCCTCTGCAATGAGGGAGGGGGAACCCATGTTGTCGTCGTCGATGTTGAACGTGTACGAGTTCGACTGGATCCCAGTTGCACTAATCTCACGGAACGCCTGGCGGTACACCAGGTTCTCCTGAATAACCTCTTCAACCGTCTCACGGACGAAATCTTCTGTGATAACGTCGCTTGTAGTCAATGCCATTTTATGTCACCTTAGAGGACGACCTCAATGT